TAGAACGTAATAGGGGACTTAATAACTGCCATAGGAGCAGCTTTGAATGCTCTCCACCATGAACCAAAATTAGTTACATGTAAAAGAAAACCTAAAACTATTAGACCAATTGAAACCGTAAGAGTAGGCACAAAATTTGCCTGTGCGGTAACAATCGTGTCAAAAATTAATTGGTCTGTGACAGTAAACCAAGCTCCGGTCCAAAAAATATTCTCGAACTTCATCGGAAGAACAGGAGCCATCCAATGAATGACAGAAGCAATTTGTGGCGTATTAATGTAAGTCAGAGCAATACCAAGAATACCTGCCACTACTAATAAAGTACTATTAATAGTTCCAATTACTATCCCTATCTTACGAAAAGGAATAGCTAATCGAGGAAAACTCCATCTAATTCTAGGAAATCTAATCCTGGGGGATCTAATTCTAGGTTTAGAAAATCTAATGTTAGGTAATTTAATATTAGACATTTTTATCATAATGTTTCTCCAATGATATTAATTAACCTGCCCCACCCTCATCATTACCATTACCTTCACCATTAGCATTAGGACCTGAATCACTCTGCAAAACATCCTTCGCTAAAGCAATAATACCTGCAATACAACCAACAGCTATTTCATTAAGATCATGTTGTATTCCTAAGACAGCTACTGTTCCTAAAATACACAAAGCCAAAAATATCTGAGGTCGTACCTTTCCTAGAAAATACCTTAAGTTCTCCATAACCTATCCGCTCTCCTTGCGTTCCTTTTTTTGGCAAATGTAGCATTGTCTATTTCCGCTTTTAATACGGAGTTTTGCTCCACACTTGCACTTAGTCCAATTCCTTCTCGCCAATCTATTCCTCTCAAAAACAAAAGGGGTAGCCAGATCGACTACCCCAATTGCTTGGTTCAATACTTTTCAGTTTTGAAAAATAGTCGAGCTGACTCGTACTACCCCCACTAATATTCAGTTGTAAATTAGTACCCTACTGCCATCACCCGTACTGTAGTGTTGGTCAACTGAGCCGTAGATGCAACGTGTGCCCCTGCGTCTCCGTCAGCCTGGGTATACAGTAACTTCTCGTTCACGTAGTCATAGGAAACGTGATATCCAACATCCTCAGCAGTAGTAGCTGTGCCAGTACTGCTAATTGTGTTTGAGTTACCAATCAAAAGTATGTCAAAACCTCTAAGACCTAGAGCAGATGGAGCAAAGGCATCGCCTGTGGCTGTACCTGTTCCAGTAGCTACTACGTCTGCGGTGACAATTCTCTTGTTACCAAAAACAGACTCATGAATTATTGTTGAAGCAAATGTCAATGCCATCTAAATACTCCTTCCCGACAGATTCCACCTATACCAACCTCTCTGAGATACCTCAGATACTTCTGCCAAGGAAAAACTTATGAGACAGTGGAAATGCCTATCGCAAGGTAGACACGTCCACTGCCTCTATTTACTCACCTATTCGACTAAGCGTTCAGGTCCGTAATCTTGGCGTGAGCATCCATCCTGAGTGCCCTCAACTCACCAATGGTGTAGAAGAGTCCACGAAGGACGAAAGCATTAGCCTGGAAGAAGTCTCTGTTGTCGATGTACTGCGTAGGAGCAGCAACAGCGAGTTCCAGATACCTTGTATCCAGTACGTAGACGTTGGAACCCATCTCTGCATCAGCAGCGGTGAACGAAGTTGATACATCAGGATCAACGATGACCGGGATGCCCCTATAAGTGGCAACCTGGAATCCAGCGTGTGAACCTGGGAGTGTCGACTCGTCTCCAACTTTAACTACGAATTCACCCCAATCCATGTACCTCTGTTGTGCCTGCAAGAGGCTAGACAGTCGGTCAAATTGGTCGTAACCCATAAGGATTACATCGGGGTCAGCACCATTCACCCTGACTTCTCTGATCGCTTGATCCAGAAGAGACAGAGTTAGATTTCTGCCAGTACCACTGTTATGAAGAACAGTAGCAGCAGCATTCCAACCACCAGCCGCACGAGTCGACTGATTGTAAGCATCGGCACCTGTCGAAATAGCCTGTCCACCCTTGGTGATACCGTCTTGGTTGACGATGTCATCAATAGAGGTAAAGCCTGCTCGACTCTTGGCATAGGCAATATGACCATCGGTCAAGTTACCACCACCGGAGTAAGTAAGAACACCCGACGTAGTGTTAATAGCAGTAATAGTCTTCACAGCATCGCTGAGGTTCGTATCACTGATAGTGTCACCAATTCGGAATGTAGTACCCGCACCAAGTACAGCTGCTGTAGCCGAAGCTCCAGTGCCTGTAACAATGGACTCAGAGCGAAGCAGGAGTTCCTGGTTAAGCTCTTTGATGTGATCCCTAGCAGCAGCTTCCTGCTCAACCGCTAGGTTATCTCCCATGCCGCCCTCTAACCCTGACATAATCTGGGATCTGAGAGAGACACCGAAGTCCGTAGCTACGATTCTCGGTGCTGAATCCACGTTCTGGTATGCAGAGACATCCACAGTTGGTAGTGCCCCAGTTTCAGTCACAGGGCGTGATCGTGCATCACCCCGGTCTGACCTGACACGCCAACCAGTTGTGGGACCCCACTGGACTTTCCGAAGAATGTTCCAGAAACGGGTCTGGTTGTTTAATGCATCCCAGACTTTGCGACCATAAGTCGCTGTAAAGACATCAGATGTCTGAAGATATGTTTGCTTTGCGAAGTATCCAGGCGGCATCATGCTGGAACGTAGGTTCCGCTCAGCCGACGCTATATACTGTGCAATGCTTAGATCTTGTGCCATTATCTGCCACCCCCTTGATTATTTTTGGGGTAGTAGTACAGCGTTTGAGGAGTAAGTTCCCCACTCTGATTCCTCATCCCATTAACCATCTTAAACGTGCCCCGAAGGTCATTCGAGTCATGCTTGTCGACGATACTCTGGATGGCATCGGTGAACTCTTCTTGTCTTGATTCCTCATCACTCTTGGCAAACGACTCGCCCTCAACTCCTATTCGGGAGTCAGGCATGACATTTGTCTCAGCTGGAGGAGTCAAGTCAGGAGCATCGTTTCGAGTTTGTATCTCTGCACGAGTAGGCTCCATTCCGAATCCCTTAAGACCTTTTTTGATTCCGCTTCGGATTTCTGTAGGTACAGACTTCTTGATAGCTGCTAGCTCTTTTTTCAGATCAGCAAATTCTGCTTTCTCTTGACTTCGAGCTACCATCAAATCTTTGATGTCCTTAAGGATGGCTCCAACGCCTCCGTCAGCTGACATTTCCATGCCGTAATCGCCTCCTTTTTCTACATCTTCCTCTTCATCCTCTTCTACTTCTTCTTCATGCTCATTCTTCTCGATATCCTCATCCTCTTCCTCTATGTCTACTTCCTCTTCTTCGTCATCTTGCATTTCAAGACCACGGTTCGAAGGAACTCGATCTCCCTCACTAGGATAGGAGAATCCTGCGTTGTCACCTCTGGACCCGGACTGCTGCATGTCCTGCCCATCAACAACATGTTTAGCGAAATCTTCAAGCAGTTCCTTAAGTTCTGACTTATGGATGTAAGGATCTTCGCCTTGGGAAGCACCTTTAGTGCTATTCCCGCCAGCGGAGCCATACTCAGCCCTGCCTTCAGTCTCGCCCCCTGTAATAGGGTTCAATTTATCCACCCAATCCGCAGGCATATCCTTTGAAGAAGCATCTTCGCCTCGGACGTGAGGTGGATAATTCACCCCATATTCCTTGACTATATACTCCCGCAATGCCTTAAGGATAGGTAGAAGTTCTGGCTTCTGTGTTGCCATATACTATATCCCTCCTTTTAGGATGTTCTATCCATTTTCTTAGAAAATGTCACAGATGTAAAGATTTTAACCAATTTCTGGTAAAAATTAAAATTTATAGCTAAATTCGAGGTCTAAGATTGGAATCATACTCAACATGACTGCCGTCATAGCATTCGGGACAGATGGAAGGGTCAGGTTTTTGCACAATATCTGTAATATATGATTTTTGATTCATAGGACTAACACAAAGAGTTACTTCATAGATGTCCAAATCAGTAACTTCAGTCCAACATTTACCATGCTCACAGATAATATCTTTATCTTTCGCATTACCTGCTATGGAGAATCCTCGCATATTACCTTTAATCACTTCCGCCATTGCTTTGCGAGCCACTTCTAGGTCCGTTCTAAAGGATGCAACTACAAATAAACCTTCTGGACGAACTTCGGTTCTCCAAATCCTTCCATCTTCGTCTACATACTTATCTAAAATCTTCCCTACCTGAATACCAGAGTGAAAAATATTCATATTGGCATATTCAGGCTGCTTCAGGAACGCTTTAATTGCTCGCTGCATACCACCCAAACTAATACGATGACCTTCTTGGTCTACTACATAATAGTTACCCCAACCAGCAACAACTAAGGTTCTACCCTTCTCCATCTTCTGAAGTGCATCATCAGAAAGAACCTTAAACTCATCTCTTGCTCCCAACGTAGCAACAGTATCTGTGCTTTTAATAAAGTGGGCTTGAAGATCAGTCGCTACTTGATTTAACAAAGGCATCGACAAATTAGTATATTGTTCTGCCGCAGGATCAGTAGTACGTATTTGATGATTATCTTCATCAATAAATTGTTGAACTACCTGCTTATGATTAAGATTATCGGGTTTCTTTGTCCCATTGTTTTCTGCATCTTCTCCATTATTAGGCTTATATGTCTCATCCCTGTCAGCAATAACATAACTACTCTGACCATCACCTAAAGGTCTTTGATGCGGTTCTACATAACGACTCTCTGCTTCTGAACCAGCGACTGAGCGTCGCTCTTCTCCATCACCAGGAGTATGTCTTTCTTGGGTATTCTTACGAGCATGAGATGAAGCACTAGGTCCATCAGGAGCAGGTAATTGTGAAATACCCTCTGTCGTACCATAAACTTCCGCATTCTTCTCAAGACTTCTATCTACGGAGTCATAGCCTTTCTCACCTACAACGTCTTTCTCTACGGCTCGTGAAGTAATATCAGATTTTTTCTTAGGTTTGAGTGATGCGTCATATTGCTCAGGAGTTCCCCCACCGCCATACGTAGCAGTATGAGTAGCGTCAGAACCCGAACTACCTCCCGATGTCATGGCTGTACCACCACCGCCTGCACCATCACCGCCACCAAAACCACCACCACCAGCAGCACCTCCACCACCTCCTCCGGCACCTCCACCACCGCCGCCACCTTCTTTGTGAACCGGATTAAGTTTAGAGTCGTAATAAGCTGGTTTTGGTAATCCTTCTTGAGAAGGAAGAGGAAGATCTTCCGTCACAATCATAGTTCCCCCACCTCCGTCGCCTCCACCTTCAACACCTTCTGAACCAGCACCTTGGGCAGCGTGTGGTTGGGCACCTGTACGTTTCTTTTCTTTTTCTGGAAGATCTATAACTGCTCCAGAACTAAACGCTTGAGTACCTTCTCCAGCCTCAGCACTAGCTAATGAGTTTCTTCCGTCCGCATCAGGATCAATAGGTTTTTCCCACTCCTCCTTACCTCCCGTCATCATCTCATGAGCTTTAAGAACAACTTGTGCTATCTCTTCATCATTCTGATAAAACTGCTCTGCTTTTTCTAAAAGCTTATTAAGACGATCCCCTTCTTCAATCTTTCGTCTGATAATTTCAATATCATCTAATTGGCCTTGTTTAGCTTTCTCTTCTTCTGATTGAGAAGCAGCATGTTTTGACCGCAACTCATTTCGATACGTCTCTTCTGCTGATAGACCAAGTCCTTCCATAGCAGCACCACTGCTATTATCAGGAATACCCGCATCTCCTGCAGGACCGACACCACTAGTATCAGGCATTTTTGAACGAGTAACTCGATTATATTCTTTTGCACGAGTAGCTCTCTCATGTTGCATCTCACCTTGATTAGGAGTCTCAGCATCAGGAGTTATCAGAGTAGTATTATCAAACTTATGTATATAAGGATCATCTCCTGGTTCTCGTTCTCGCATCTCATCATCTTCAGTTTCTTCAGGAAGAAGCATATTAGGATGTTCTGCAATATATTCTTCCCAAGTAATGCCAGCTGCTTCTAATGCGGCTAACTGGGATTCACTTATCTTATGACCGGGTCGAGTAGATCGAACACCTTTACTAGTCACTAATCCAACCGGGTCCCGTTTTAGATTTTCACCAACTGATTGGACATGATCACCTAATTCAGTAGCACCAGGAAGAGCAGTAGCGGCTCCGGTATCCTTAGAAACAAAAAGTCCTTTTAGAACTTCATTAGTTTGAATCTCTTCCATTCTAGAAACAATTTCTCCATAAAGATTTTGTTCTTTATAGAAAGTAATCTGATCTAGACTTTGAGCTAACTGCTTATGTCCTAACTGTGCTAACGCATCTCGAACATGGGTATTTCTAGCCTGAAGAACTTCTCTGAGAGTTGCGAAACTAGGATCAACTCCCCTTTTCCTATCCTGATATATTTCAATAATTTGTTTATAAAAAATAGAAGCTGCTTTAGCAGCATCATCTCCCATATAAATATTGATCTCATTACGACGAACAAAAAATAGTTCATCTTTATGAACTAATTCCACGACAGAATGAGCATCCCGATACATACTGATGATACCTTCATCAGTATCTTCCATCTTATTGATGAGGATATCTATTTCGTCTAATGTTTCAGTAGCATTAATCTCTGTCATTAGTAACCCTACAGGTTTTAGTGTTTACCACTTCAAGTGGCTCCGCTCTCTTCGGACCTCATAATTACATTAGGTCGCTGCTCACCTCTATCCATAGGTCCTGTTGCAGCAGGAGTTTCTAAATCTTTTCTATCCTGTTTATGTCCGCACTTCTCAAGCTCACCCGCACACTTCTGACATAACTCCATGTTTTCATCAGGGGCATCTTCATTCTCAGTGTAGATAAGTTCGTCTACCTCTTTATCCATCATCCTATCGGTAGGTGCTATTTCCATCATTGGTGGAGTTGTTGCCCTACCAGCTTTTTGAAGCTCAGTATTTAGTCCCTCAAGCATAAAAGAAACATTAGTAATATGAGCAGAGGTAAATACAAAATCAGTAGTAAAATCTCTATCTAGTTGTTGGGATAACTGTCCAATCATGTAATGAGTAGTAGCGATAGACCGAACCATCTCTTCTAACTCATTAGTATCTAACTTACCTTTATCTAGGAATTTCTTTTCCATTCCTAAGAAACGATCTGTTTCTTTAGCTGCCTTCTTAATTAATGCCTGAGTATCTGTCGAATTATCACAATCGCATTCCATAATACTTTCGAAAGCAGAAACAGCACCAGGGCATATATCGAAGTTTTTAGTTTGGTAATCAAGGACTGTTACATTCTCACCTGTGGTAGCTATTGCATCATCATCAGCTTTCAGAATAAATTCATCTGGATCAAAGGTGTCTGAATAATAATACAAACTCGTGGCAAACGATCCTGGTTCCTCTAAGCCGTCTAAAGATTTCATAAACTCAGAACAAGCTTCCCACCAATCACTGGAAGGGCGGGTAGCGGAATTCAGTACCTTTTCTAACAAAGTACCTTTAAGAACTTGCGATACATCAAACGATTTCTCGTCAATATTAAATGATTTAAGAATTATAGATGTATCACACTGATCCTCTTGATCCTCTATAGAATAAGCAGCTTTCTCTATCGCCGCCCATGCCCGCAAACCATCTACAGCTTTCTCAATAGTTTCTGATTCCGCCTTTGATCTATTAGCTTTTCGACGTAGAAATGGCATAGCTGCCGTCTCATTTTGCTCTCTTTGGCTAAATTCTGGGGGAATATTTGTCTTAGACTTGTCAGTATCTTCTAATTCCAAAGCTCTATTGGCATCCACTACCATATTCTCATTGGGATTTTGTGGATATACTGCATCTTCTGTTTGATTAAGAGGGGCTTCCTGCTTAGCAATATCTGGATTTTCCATTGAATCAATTGCGTCGGTTAACCACGACATAACCATATGAGCATCTGATTCACTCATGTTGTCGACTTTATGCTTCTGCAGTTGCGAACTCATTTATTTCTACCTCTTCCGATCTAACAAGTACCATCGGTGGGGTCGCTATATTACAGCAGTAAAAAACAATAGAACGAGAACCGCCTCTCTGTTCCATAATTCCATACAATCGCATGATGTCATCATCTGCTAACTGTACTTCTCCATTACTCACTGCCACCCATTTATTAGGAAAATTCTCTAACAATTCCTGTCGATTATTTATTATCCAATCAACACTAACCTTACGAACCTCTCTAAGTTCTTTAAGTTCTCTCGATGCCTTTGCCTTTTCCTTAATCATTCGAAACACCGCTCCTTTTCCTTATCTATATAGATGTCAATAGACTTAAGTATTGCCATCACTCTCTTATCCGCTTCCTTACTTGCATAGTCTGCCAGTTCAGACTCAGTCATACTCTCATACATAGAACGAGACGCTCCTCCTAAATCCTTGGAAGAACCCTTGCGTTTAGCTGACAATGCAGACCCCGCTGCTCGTCGCTGCCGCTCTGATGTAGCAGGCATTTATTACTACTTATCAAGACCCGTATTTAAAAAATCATTAATAGCATTCGCTATTTTTTGTTCCATAGTTTCCGGTACTATGGCAGGTTCAAGAATCCGGTCCTTTAACTGAGGATTATTACTCAAAGAACCTGTCTCATAAAGATCGGTAACTCGTAAAGGGGCACCATCTCTATGATCACCAATATTGATTTTACTATCAGGGACCTCTGGAAAGTCCGGTCTATTAAATCCAGGCATTCAATTCCTCCCGGCTATTTTTATTAATGTATTAGATTTTACCTTGGAAAATCAAATTTTTCTTGTTTTTTCTCTAATCCCATTCTAGATAAATCATCTTTCAATCTATCAGTAGAAGAATAAATAGCCCTACGTAATAAAAGACGGATCGCCTGCCTTTGTGGTTCGTCAGAGATTAAGCCTTCTAGAATTGTTAAACACTCTCTTACTAAAGTACCGACACTTTTGTCATATACTTCTTCCCAATCAGCTGGGGCTTTTTGCTCTGCCATGTACCTACCCTTTTCTATAAAAAGCCATGCTTCTTATTACCGTCACCAAACCCTTCGCCACAGTATACCTGAAATATGTTTTATGTAAAACATCTTTTAAAAGATCATAATACTAATTAAAAGTAAGAATCTAGGCATTCTTCTGAACAAAATGTTTCCAATCCGTCGCCCACATCACAGTCGTCACAAACACCGCCGCCACACCTATCACAATACTCAGAAGCAGCTGCGGTACAATTTACACAACCCTCAGTATTAGAGTTAGATGGGTCATTTGATATTATCGAAACCATTAAACTTTTCGCACGTAATAAGAAATATTTTTAATAACTTTAGACTCGTATAAGTCTCTATTCCCAAACTTTTTAATATACAAACGCATATGCAAACACTTTGTTGGGGTAGTACAGTCATCATGAATAAGAGCTAATTTTTCTCTAGAACGTAAACCAGTAATCATTCGATAACCCCGCTCTAAAGTAGCCCCCGTAATATTAAAAGATCGTTCCGCATAACTATCAAAAAAAGGACGATTCCAATAAAGAACTTTTAAATTACA